CGCTCCTCACAGAAAGCTGAGTACATCCTAGCTATTTTGGTTACGGGGACATTGGGGTAGTTATCTGCTAAATTCCCTAGCATACGAGCTACAGAGGGAGTTACCTTACTCTGTATCTCCTTCTCAAACTCAGCACCAGACTTAAACCTAAGCCCACCCAACTCCTGTAACTTTTTCTGCACAGAATCAGCCATATCATTCCCCTATCACTTTAGAACCGGCAACCCTGGCACTTTGTACAGGGACATAACTGACCTGCCCGCATTTGGGCCCATGAATATCTCGTTAGCTAGAGTGGTATTGTCATAGGTTGACACGAGAGCCAAAAGTAGCTCCCCCCTAAGAACAGGGGAGACTAAGTCTGAAACTACCTTAACCAGCATAGGTACAACCATCTTTCGGGGATTACCCAAGGATAGGCTCTCTCCCTTAAAAGTCATATTCTCAGAGCTCTTCGTGTAATATGTCCTACCCATAGGATCCATACCAGTCCCCGACAAAGTAATAACTCCACCGGGATGCCTACAAACCCTCATAGGTAGAGTTACATGCCCACCCTCTTCTGTAAAGGAGTTGAACTTCAAACCAAATAGGTTGAAGAAGAAAGACTGGTTTGAGACCTTATCAAAGGTGGGTATCTGCTCCAAAGGATTATCAAAGTAAGGGCACCTGTTTCCACCTCCATTTCCAATAGAGGTAAGAACCATGTGTGGGGAGCACTCAATAACCTTCAAGTCTATTGTACTGGGTAACGGATATACTGTCTGAGGAGCCTGTGTCTTATAGGACACATACACACCAGGGTTAGTAATTATCGAATTTGTTTCCTTAGCAAGTACACCGAGCAAAATCTTGCTAGGTAAGTTACCTGCCGTGTAATCCTCCAGAACTGCCTGAACACTCTCAATATACCCCTCGCTGTTGAAAGTCGGCTCTACCATGAGGGTAGAGGAAAGATAGCTGGAATTGTTGCTTGTCTCTACCGCCCAAGCATAGTACTTGTTGTTACCCTCTAGTGTGGGAAAGGTCATTGCACCAAAAGCCTGAACATCTCCTTCATTGCTATCAAAGGTGTATACATTAGCTGTGGTATTTCCACCTGTGCTATTCCCCAAGTTCATAGTTACCAAAACTCCTTTATACAAGGAGTCCACTCCTCTTACTGTCTTGTCAAAAACAGAAACAAAAGAATTCCTTGTTGCATCTACAGTCTCCCCCTTATCTATCGTAGAGAAACCAAGGGACACAGTAGTGGCGGCGGTGGTGCTGCTAGGAGTAGTTACCTCTGCAATTATCTCAATGATAGAGTCCTTCACTATGGTATATGTCGGAGAAAGGGTCACAACCATGGAGGTATAGTCTTCCCCCTCATGACCCAAGATATTTGCTACCCTATACACCCCCCCATCAGAGACATTTATTATTCTATGTATCCCCATAATGAAGAATCCTTCAATATTCTTAGGAACAGTAAGAGTTGTAGTGTTTTCTGTGATTTCACGATATATATGGAGTCTTACCTTAGATCCGCAAACTTTTGCTTCCTCCCCAAAGGATTCTGCAGTCATCTCTACATAGTCATACAGTTCTCCCACACCTGTGGCCAACTGGCGTACAATCTGACTCTCCACACCCTTACCTATTCCGTTATAGCTAACAGATTGAAGAGGGTTCCCCGCAGAATAGTTCTTCACTTGTAAAGGCTTATTTGGAGTCCTAGATAAAGCCACATTGTGGTAATCTATGTATGCTCCCTGTATTTTATAGTTTACCCCAGCACCTGCAATGCCGGATTCCCCATAGAAAACAAACTGGGCCTGAGTCGTTCCCATTCCTGTGAAAAATCCAGGGATGTCCTGGCCATTAAGACCCGCGGTGGTGCTGTCAGTGCTTACATAGGTGGCAGAGTAATAGTCAGGGGAATGATGGTACATTCCATCCACCAAGGGGGTGAACAACGCATTTGTGGGTGTATACCCAGTTATACCAACAATACCATTAGGGTCATCTCCAGCGAAAGCAGTCACCCCGGGTATAGCCTGTGAGTTGAAATTCCCTGTATAGAAACCTTCCATGGCTGTGCCGGCCAACTCATCCACATAGGTAAGTAAGCTGCCTATCTGACCTCCCCTTGTCGGGGAGTTTATCATGGAGGTATTCAGAGTTCCTTTTAACAAGTCATCAAAGCTTCTACCCAACAACTCAGACGTTGAGACATCCAAGATTTTTCTTCTTACATCAAGAATGTCCTCGGAAACGATGTCCTCATAAATAAGCCCATCAGGTCTGATTGCATTTAGGGAGTCGTCCGAAGAGCCATTCACATTTGTCATGGGGTTGTATGCCTGCTTGTTTCTCCTTGATACCACAAACATAGGAATAGCATAACTAAAACCATCCACTGTGTTTCTACAGGGAGCTCTCCACAAGGTATAATCACCATTGACTGCTCCCATGTTTTCATAAGGATAGCTACCCGCAGCGATAACTGTAGAGTTAGGACCCTTGCTGAATACGTAAGGGGCACCTAGGCCAGAGTCCCTGAAGTTCTGAATATCAATAGCCTCTACCACCCTGATCCTATACTGAATCTGGGTACGAGCCGTTGTCTCTACCTTGATGTCCGGGTGAATGCTGTCATTGGCCAGGAACAAAGTTGCTGGGGCGCTAAGATTTCCATAGGGATACACCTTTCTTTGTACCTGCTTAACCAGGTTAGTGTCTTGCTCCTCCCACTGATTTGTCCTGCTGGACAGATAGCTAGAAATTTCTCCTTCATCACCCACAACCCATCCTGTGCTTATATCCAAGAAAGAAATCCCATAGAGATCAAAAGAAGCCTTGGCATCTACAACCTTCCACCTTGCCCCTCCGTTAGAGGTATACAGCATCGTGCCATTATCACCAGCAATCCAAGCCACGTCCCCTAGAGAAAATTTCATGTCTAATGATTCGGAGCCCTTCACCGTTCCCGAAACTGAGTGGTAAGTGTAGCTAGAGGAGGTGTAGCTTAGACTTGCATCTACCAGGTATAGTCCATCTACCTTTACGTTATTTATGGCGGTAACCAACTCCTCATCCGTAGCGTACTCTGCTAAAGTCAGAGGTTCACAATCAATCGAGGTTGTGGGGTCTGCCTGCGTGGCATAGGATAGGATAAGCTGAGTAGGACTTATGGTGTAGGTTACAGCATAGATTACACTTGGGTTCCTAATACTCATGGTTACTTGGAGGGGGTATGTAGGAACAATTTCGATCCTATTCAAATCGTTGGAAGTGGAGCCATAAGTAGAGGAGGCATCATCAAAAATGTAATTAGAGATATCCGCCCAATGGTTTCCTCCGTCAGTTGTTCGAAGGATTAGTCCATTGTTACCTACCATCCACCCGTCACTCATATTAGAGAAGCTAACACTGTTTAGCTGCTCCGTAACCAATACCAACTTTTTCTTATCGGAAGGGTCTGGAATATAGACATTGTAAACATCCCATTTTAGACCCCCGTCAATGGTCCTAAGGTATACCCCGTTAGCCCCACAAGCCCACCCCAAATACTCCGTATAAAAGTTTACAGATAAAAGGTCCTCAGTAGCCTGTCCTGTGCTATCCACGAGTATAAAATTCTCCATATCCGTAGACCTTAGGACTGTACCCTTACTCCCTACAAGAACCATAAGGGTATCACTTACTATATCCATATCATAAATACTATCAGCAACGGGCAAGGATATCTTGTCCCAGCTAAGACCGGCATTCTCTGTTTTGTAGAGCATGCCATTGTCCCCCGCTAGAAATCCTACGGTTTCTGTGATGAACTTAATTGCGCGGATAGTATAGGAGGTAGGAGAAGGCTGAGACTTCCAGGTGACCCCTGAACTGTCTGTTTTTAGGAGGACTCCATTGTCCCCCGCAGCCCATGCAAGATTGGCATTTACTGTACATACCGTCCGTAGAGCCCCTATTACAGTGATATCTGTAGGAGTAGTTATACCCGAGGTCTGATCATCAATCAGACCCCTCCATACTTCCAAGAACACCCCATCGGCCCTTGCTCCCGCCACCAAGGGAAACTCACTCATGTCAACTTTGTTAACATTCTTGCGGGTATCATGGGTACCTGTAACATAAACGGGCCAACCATTTACTACTGCCATCTCAGGAATAGTATTCGAGGGGTCTTGTGTATAAAAGGCTTCTGTGATACCAGGCTTAGCATAGGGTTCCCTGAAGGAGACCCACCCTGATCCCTGGTTAAGAGCAACCTTACGGGTAAGGTTCTCTTGAAGTTGTTGTTGCAGATTAAGCTCCGCATCTAGTATTGGCTTTCCCGCCTGATACACCACAGAGTCATAGTTGTACCCTTCATTGTCGAAGGTATAAGAAACATCGGTTCCAAGATTCTTTGCCATTTTATACACCTATCTCATTAAGTTTCTGTGGAAGCATCTACGGTGATGCTGTCACTTCCTACCACTAAGCTCTCTGTATTCATTACTTCCAGGTCTGAAGCAAATTCTTCTCCGGGTGCTACATAGGTATAGTATGTCGCCCAATACTCATGAGTCTGAGGAGGCGTCCCATCAAAAGTGCTTACAATTATCCTTCCATCTGAACGGATATAAGACCGACCCGCAGCTATGGATACATTCAAGGGACTATCTGCAGACACCAGGGCCTGCTCCCCTTCGTACACCCCACGGAACAACCCTGTGGGACCACCACCCTCAATTGTTCCATAGTTAAGAACAGGATCCACAGAGATATATGAGGTTATTCCTTTTCCTGCATTGGTACTGTATACCTTAAAGTCCACATACCCTAGGTAATCCTTATCTATCAAAGATCCATTTTTCTTCATCATCCTTGCAATAGGCAAGGACAAAGTTCGTACACCTTTTATATTCTTAACCAGTTTAATGACATCGTCCATGTTGACCCCTTGGCCAACTTTTTGGGAACTAATAAAATTCCCAAGGATTGTTTGGATCTGAGCAACAATACTAGATTCACTGTAACCCTTCTCTCGTATCACCTTCAGGTAGATGTCCACTTCATTTCGAATACACCCTTTTACCACGGCATCAGCAACGCCATGCTTGAACTGGTTTACTACCGTCTGAACTCTACTCAAAGCTCCATTAACAGTGTAGGTAACAGAAAGATTCTGGGAGTGCTGATAGCTGACGTATACTAGGGACCCTGACCTTATCTTGCTATAAGGCTGTAGATATAGATAGGTATACCCCTCCTGTCCACCCCTCCCTATAGTATAGTCGGTGTCTTTGTCATATTCGAATATCCCATTCTCATCAGAGGTTACCATTATTGTATCTGTGTCCACCCCTTTCTTAGCCAGCTTAATCGGGTTTGTGCTGAAAAAAGGGTGGGGCTCTGAGTTCACCTGTCGAGTAGATTCAGAAGGAAAACCATTATAGAACTGTATAACTACACCGTCTCTTGCCTGAGTTGAGTTACCAAGCTGCAAGGGGTCTTCCAACTTTACCAAGGAAAAGCTAGATGTAGGCAAGGCCCCATCTATGTCCCCCACTACGGAAACAATACGCTCCACGGGTTGGTTGTCTAAAACATAGGTATTAGAGCCCCTGTAACGATAATCCACCTCAATTACATCCTTAGTCGCTAAACCCACAGTAAGATTCCACGTGTTTAGCGAAAGCTGAATGCTATCCCCATCTCCCAGCCCCGCAACTACCCCAGAAAGATCATAGGACTTGCTACGAGTCACATTAACAACCTTAATAACTTCAAAGATAGGTGTCGCTGGAGTAACTAGAGGGTTTGTAGTTCTAATTAAGAAGTTAGAGGCATCTTCCACATAGAATCTTTCCCCTGCATTTGCCCCTGCAGGCCCGTTGTAAGAGAAGGCTATGGTATCCTGTTTTTCTTCTGTACCGAATGTCTCAACATAAATATCAACCTTACCCCCCAGGTGTCTACCTGTATCTGGGTCAATATCCCTCACCATCATGTCATCACCTGCCTGAACAACTTTGGCCGACCGTACCCCTGGAACTCCTAGTGCTTTGAGGAGGTATCCTCCCCTAGTACCTGTATCCAAACCAGCAATAGCCAACTGGGCCCTGTTCGCAAGGGATAGGTTGCTTTCTGTGTCGGCCCCTCCATAGGTGGGGGCGTTGTTCACAACCTTCAGACGGGGATCACAACCAGAAATCATCTGCGTTATGGCACCTGCGGATACGTTCCCTAGAGCACCGGGGACATAGGCAATGATGTCCACTTCTATCTCATACCTTTTAGTTACTGAATTATAGTAAGTGCTTTTAGTACTGTAGTACATCTTACGAGTCCCCCTTATGAGGAACCTCACAGACCCACCACTAGAACTATAACCAGACCCTGTAGAAATAACAGACCCATCGTTAATAAGAAGTCCTTCTACTGGGATATCTGAAGCATACAAGGTGGCAGTTCCTGTGGATGCCACCGCTCCCATTCTAGTTATTTCATGGTTAGATGCTCTTAAGTCAAAGAAAGAATTGATTAGGTTTTGGACAACATCCGTGTTACTTACCTTGAGAGCAGCCATCAGCTTTGATTTTTTAACTGAGGCATTGACAGGGTCCGAAAAGCCATCACCATTCTCATCGTCAAACATCATAAGAGTCCTAAAGGACTCCGTCTGTGCTAGAAAGTCTTGGATAACATAGTAAGATGCAAATTCTTCACTTACAGGATCCAAGAGGTCCTTGTAAACAGTGGTGGGCATAAGGCTGGCGTTATCACTTACCCCCAATACTCTACGGATTAAAGAAGAGACTATTTGGTCTCGATTCCTTTCGGGGATCTGGTTATACACCGCAGCAAAATTTAGAAACCTGCCACTAACCTCAACGGAGTAAGGACTTTCTACCACGTACCCTAAGGTATTGTCATACATTAGGGAGGTGACAGTGAAGTAGAAGGTGGTATTAACATCATAGGTGGAATTGGTTAGTTGTGAGGATGCTGTCAGCTTATTCAGGATACCCCCTGTAAGCTGACTAGAGTACTCCTTAGAAGTGATGGCTGTTGTAACAGTTGTCTCAACAGACACTCCCCCAGATGAGGAGACCGTGTTAGAAGTAGGTACCTCTACTGTACGGACCCCTGAAGGAGTTGTAACATAGGAACTATTTATTAAAGAGTACCCTTGAACCCCACCGCCTGCCACAGTTGCCACATAAAAGTTGTATCCGAGGAAAGTTCCATTGTACCCTGAGGTATCTACTTCTGAGCAGGACACCTCTAGATAAGCATTATTTCTACGCACTTCTACCCCAGTAGGGGTAGGTGCCGAGGTTATCCTATCGGCTATCGTGGTAAAAACCATTTGGATATAGGAGGGTATACTTACCTCTCCTGTACCTTCGTTAACGGAATAGAAAGCTAAGCAAAGGGTTTTACCCTTATGCAGATTTTCATTCAGATAAGAAGCATTAAATGACCAAGGGACATCTGTGGATACGGTACTCACCGCTCCACTAGACATGATGGTCATGGCTTCATCTCTTAAGGGACCATTGAAAGTAGGCTCCTCACTTGTTCCTGAACTAATTATATCGTAGCGATACTTTACGGTAGACGCCTCGTTGGATACAAAGGTACCCGATATTAGCTGTGACTTTGAGGTAGTCCTGAAGCTACCCAAATCCGTTGGTACAATAATAACAGGTGAACTTATAGACATGTCTACCTAGCCCTATAGTTTGTTAATTCCAAAATCTGAGTGTAATCATAAGGATTACCGCTTTGGCTAGTGTACTGAACAAACAAATTGATTATTGTCTGATCAGAGGAATCTTGAGTAACTTCTATTGTCTCTACAGTTTTTAACACTTCGTCCGGAGATACTGAGGGGTTCACAGCTTGGTGCTTCTGCTGAATAGTCCGCAAGTTATTCAGGGAGGTTTGCACCTTAGATACAATTTCCATTTTAAGGATTTGAAAATCTGTTATCTTGGACCCTATTAAACCACTAAGACCACAACCTGCCCAGGGGTAGTACTTGTTAGTCCCCAAAGAGGTTACTATGGTTTTTTCAACTTGTTGAATGAGTAAGTATGCCCCTGACACTATCTTAACATCCCCCGGGGATACCTCTACAAGATCATCCACGAAACCCGTCTCTAAACATTTAGGACAAAACTGAGGGAAAGTGCTATAAGTTAGGGTATATATTGGAGATAGGTACAGTTCAGGCTCTTCCAAAACAATCTTAAAGTACTTGTTTTCATACAAAAGTTGCTTGTCCTGCACGTAGGAGTATCTTCCCGTTGCTAGGGGATCCCCAAACCTGGATAATACTGCGAAAGACTTAGAAGCCACAGGAAACTGTGGGTACAATGTTAGACGATCCGGTCTTAGTGTCAGGATCTCCTCGTATATGATATGATCACATACATTCTGAATTTTTATGTCTTTTGTAGCCATATAAAGCAGAACCTTCCTACGGATACACCGAGGAGCAGGGAAGTGCTGATACGTGGCTACCGATTAGAAGATTATCCTGAAACCTGCTTAATCAGGTCACTGATGCTTCTTACTGCATTACGAGCCATCTCCCTTGTAGTACTTGTTTTAACTCTTTGTTCTAAAGCCTTAAAATGGTCCTCGTACATACCCCTCTCCTTTTCTGTAAATGAGGTATTCTTTTGCAGGGCCAGGTGAAAACGTGTAGACATCTTAATGAAATCTTGGCTATTGACCATCTCTGCCCCCAGGATAGGACTACTGTCCTCAGATAAGGCTGACTTTTGTATTTGGCCTTTTACCACCAAATTTTTATCCTTCAGAGCTGCCTTTAGGGATGTAGCATCTATGGGTGCATTTGCATTGCTACAGATATCCATAGACCTTGGTGCTTGACGGCTGGCCCACCACATGTTAAAGTCAGAGAGCCACTTAGTTCCTGCGGCTGGGACGGGGGTAAGCCCTAAGACTACGGTATTTAGCCCCACAGGGGTGCTAGGGGATCCAGACAACTCTGACTGCAAATACTTTTCATAGTTGAAATACCTGTTATTGCCCTCAGCCACCCCGTTAACCATGGTCACATACCCATTTTTCTGCTCGTTGTTCTGGGTAATTCTCTTCTCCGTAAAGTCCTGCACTATCTTTTCCTCGGTAGTGAAGGAGTTGAGGATATTAGCATACCCTACTGAGGCATAAGCAGAAAGAGCCTTCCGCCATATATAGGCATCTGCAGTGTCGGTACTCTCTAGGTTATTAAGTTCCATTATCTTTTCGTCAATGCTATCTAGCTTGATATTCATTTCCTTAATACTTCTTTTAACAGCATCATACAAGTCAGGGTTATTTAAGGCACTTGCAATAGGTAGGCACTTGAAAGATTGTAGCTTCTCTGGGTTGAGGTAAACCAACTGGTCTGGGAATTTTGTGTAGTAAGTCTTTCTGACCAACTCAATTTTACTTTTTACTAAGTAAACATGAGACCCTACATCTGCATCCCCTGTGGGCAAACCCGTATTTGCCGAGGCCGGGCCCCACCCTAGTTTAGCACCTATAATCTTGGTCCAATCCCATTCATAATCGGTATTGATGTTGTACTTCTCAAGCAGGGACTTTATCTCTTTAAGTAGCCTAAGAACCTTCAAAGCCTCTAGGGAATACTCCCTAAGGTTATATAGTACTTCTTCCTTAGTTATTGTCTTGTTGGCCATGTGTTAACCCTTATTCTCTACAGCTACCTTATCTTCCTTCAACTTTCGGAGAGTTTCCATTTTGAGGTTAGCCTGTAGCTTAGCATTCAGAATTTTATAGTTTATCCTACGGAGGTAACGATCCTCGTTACGTATTTTCTGTAATAAGCTGATCATCCCTAACTGAACATCTTGCTGACTTACCCTCACTAAGGAGCTGTCCCCTGATTTCGTATTCTCCACAAAATCTAGTGTGCCTAAATTCATAGCAGCTGTGTTTCGAACAGAGCTATCAAACTCTGGAAGAGTCGTATAAACATCCCCCCTAAACCCCAGCTTATCCAGATAGTTTTCCTCCGCCTTTTTCAAATCCGAGATATAATCCAGTATCCCTTGTATCTCCCCCTCTATAACAGGAATAGTCTGCATCCTCTGCTGGTGAGACATCCTTGCTATCTTGAGAAACCATTCAAAGGTCTGTGCCCTTGGGGCTTCTACAAAGCTTTTTGGGTCAAAAATCATCGTTAGCCTCCCATGAACCCAGCGATTGTGGATATAACCTTATCTGCATGTTTTGATAAATCCTTAGCCTTATCGGACTTACCCTGGGTGTATTCTCTTTCACGGGCTTCCTTAAGAGCCTTTTTAGCAGATTCAAATTGCCCAGCTTGCTTAACCCTTTGAATCTGGGCCTTGGTAGCTCCTGCCAATTTATCAAAGCTGGCCCCGGGGTTAGGTGCTCCAGCAATTAAGACCAAACCACCACACACAGAACACAGGTTATCCTCAAAGGGGTTTGGGATTTTAGGGAGAACAGACCCCTCGGGCACTCTCCTTTCCCCCGCATGTTTATAAAAAGGGGTAGGATCAGGAAGAGCAGCATCTTCAAATCTTTTTTTGAATCCTTCTATTCCACCTTTTTCAGAAGGTATAGACAGTATCATAGCAGACCCGCTGAACTGTAGGGCCCGTAGTGAATCCAGTACTTCCTTTAGTTTCGTAATAAACTTTTCCAAGTTCTCTATCCATTTTTCCATAGTTCGGATCATCTTGCCAAAGTGCTTAGTATTGGACTCGGATACTGTTTCCAATCTCTTTGCCAAACCATACAACCCACTCATAAGGGAGTCAAAGGTATCCCCTAGCATTCCTCTTAAATTGGTATTAACCCAATAAGGAGGATCACCAGTGGCAACCCCCTGCCTAAAGCCATCAGGAGTTTCATAACTTGTTTTTAAGGCACTATCAGGTAAGCAGGTAGAAGCAGTAGCAGAAGTAAAACCCCCAATACCCGGGCTCTCCATCATGTCCCCGTTCTTATTCTTAATTAGGGGGGTAACACTATAGTAGTATAAAGCCCCGTCATCCACTTCAAAATCTGTAAAGGAAGTATCATCCCCAAAGGTCTTAGACCATACGTCAAAAAACCTATCATTTTCCGACGGGAAAGTGTCAGATAGTCGGAAGGTAGGGTCATAAAAAGTCTTAAAGTAGTCATTAGGGTTTACCCGACTTCCCTCGTCTTTCTTTTTAGAGTATACCCCCTGGGGTTTGCCCATATTTCTTCTAATACGATACCCGTCTATAGGTATCCCTTCTGGAGATGCCCATGTCAGCTTGATTGCAGGGTATTTAACTCCGCCTACGGAAGAAGTCAAAAAATTGCTAACAGTTAAAGCAACATTCGCCACACTACCACCTTTGCTTTGCTCCTCTGTCTTGTAGAATAAGCCTGGTGTAGCCGTCAGAGCACTTACAGGAGCCAGCTTCAGGGACTCATCGTTCAAATATTTGGCGAGGGCTTGGAGATCCTTTAACAGATCCCCGAGGTTAGTAGCCCCCACAAGTGCCAGTACAACCCCCCCTAGATAATCCCCCTCATAGAAAATAGGCCTATTGGGGTCAGACACATTTGTCAGGGCATTGCTGACTTTTGCCTTAAACTCTGGAAAACCAGCAGGTTTGTAGTCTGGTGAGAAAGGAGTTATGCTGGGATACACAAGAAGCCCATACACACCTGTTGAAGAGATAGAAACAAGTATCTCTTCTAGTATCTTCAGAAGTTCCTTTACGGCATAGTTAACTACCAGGAACAGATTATCCCAATCTTGCTGAAAGGCATTGATTACCACAGAAACCGCTTTTAGGACTTCCATGGCTGTGCTAAGCCCATCTACCAGGGTACCTACTCCATCTATGGTAGTCTTAGCCGCTTCTTTGGTCATGTCATCCACAAGGCTTGCCGCTGAGAAACCTGAGGCATACCCCCTCCACCTATCAGAGGAAACCCCCCGCGTGGGGATAGGGTTATTATCCCTCTGCTCTTGGGTTATAGATGATTCCTGTAACTCTTTTAAGCTATCAAAGGAACTTTCTGGAAAAACCAAGAGGGACTCTTTTTCTAAAGACTGATTTTCACTTGTTGAAATCATGTAGTCCTCCTGACACAGCCGATACTTCTTCTCTTTTCTTATCTACTACTTCTTGTAAAAGCCCCACTACTCTCTGAAAACCTGAGGTCACTTCAGAAGGGGGCAACTCTTTAGGCCTCTTCCATTGCAGGGTTTCATTGTTCATCGTAGGACTCCTTTACAGCCTTCTTGGTGGGTAGATAGTATCCTACCATCCCGAAAGTTTTATGGAGAAGTTTTTTTAACCACATCTCCCTATTGTTGTGCAAGCTCTCCCCGGACACCCCAAAAGAATTCTTTATCTCTTCTGCCCTTACCTGGTAGTACGACAAATATCCTTCAACAATGGAAACCCTAGAGCCTTCTTCCGTTTTCCATGTCAATAGATTATCATCCGATACAGTGTAAAAAAGGATATCTCCCTTGACCCCAAAGGGTATAGCCAAAGAATCCCCATTGTCTAAAACACGGGCAGTGTTAATTGGTACCAAAGTACCATAGGGAGTTGTGTCAGGGTAATTTGCGTTCTTTGTACAAAACAGGACTCCTAAAGAATTCAGCTTGTTTACCAACTTTGCTAAGTTTGAATATGAGTCGTAGGCAATATAATTGGAATTGGCCCCTGCCACAATGGTCATGCCATTCTCCGTAGAACTTATTGAGATGCCTGTTGGATACGTTGCTGTGATCCATAGTGCGTCATCCATCTTTAGTGTTTCAAAAGCTCCAGAGGAGTACCTCTTGGTACTGTCAGACAGGGAATCCCAGGACCCATAGGGCTGTGGAACATAGGTACCCTTCATGTAAGAGTTGTTCAAATAGGTAGGGAACACCTTTTTTGCTGACCCATCCGTTCCTAAAGGAACAGTGGCATCCTTTGCCCCTGTACCGTAAACAACCCTTGGGTCCACAGTAGAGGGGAAGTAAGACGTTATCTTAAACTTACCTACATTACTGGAGGCAAAAGACTGAGCTAGTAGAGCGTTTGCATCTGACCTACTTAGTGTCTCCTCTCGAAAAGAGCAGATGTAAGCTTCAGCGGACCCGCCAGAAACCTGAGATAACTTTGTAGAATCCTGGGTTTTCTGATTATTTGTCTCAGAGATGTACCCAGAGTACACCTCAATTGCTTGGTTTGCACCTGTATAGGAGAGTGCTACCTGTTCCGTAGCATCTTTCTCATAGGTGATACCTGAAGCTCCTACAGAGGCACTCTTAAGTTGTTCCAAATGCTCCGAGACCTTTGTGACAATATTAGTCATGGTGGGAACCAGAGTACCTGCAGAAAGACCTCTATCTATCTTATCCGATATACCCAAGATTTTGTTAATGCCTGTTATGAGGGATATTCTCTCTTCCTTTTCACCTCTTGCCATACTGTTGCAGTTTAGGACATTAAAGGCACCTTTATATACAGTACTTTTATCGAACCCTAAATCCACATTACCTGAGGAGGCAGTACTACTGAATCTAACCCATGTTTTAGAATCTCGGGCTCTTATTACTAGAGCAGATCTTTTTCCTGGTAGCTTCCCCGTGTCCGGAATGCTTAAGGGCCATTGGAAAGAAAGCATCTCCTGCAGTTGGTGTGTGTATTTGGGCCAGGAGTATATGTCCTCCACCGCCACTATAAAATTTTCGAACAAGCTGTCAAACAGTATCCTAGCGACTTCCTTAAGGGAAAGGTAGTGAGGTAAAGGTAACGTGTCATTTTCAGTCAGGTCTACCTCTTGTTTTATCCAGGTTTTACCTGCATCCTTAGAATACTCTAGGGTGAAGTTGTTCTTTACCTCTTTCATTACAAAAACCTCCCCTAATAAAGAGGACACAGCCTTTGCCCCATGATGACCCTTATCATCCACAAAGTACATCTCTCCTGGCACACTTCTTATGACAGAATAGTTAATACCATAGAAACTTTTTACATCCGAGAAATCAGGAGCATTATTGGATGCTCCCTCTATGGTAGGGGTTACTTTTACCCTAGTAGAGGTGTCTATAGCTACAACGGTATACTCGTTAGGGGAGCCCTCTAAAACAATCTTATCCCCTATCAGCAAACCCTTGGCCACATCCTTGAAATTAGAGTAAGGACCAACTATATAGCCGTAGGTGCCGTCATTATACACTGCCACAGTATCACAGCAGTTATAAGTCTTTGCAAATCTTCCATCTTCCGCAGGTGTCAAGGATGTATAATCATTTGGAAAAAACTCGGACATGCCAAAATTCATCTGATGGCAAACATCCACCCAGCTAGTTCTGGTATCCCTTTCTGGTGTGATATTTCCAGCCTTAAGGCCTAACAGGGCAGAGTACTCCTTAGCAAATGGAAGCATCCTATTCTTATAATAATCTGAAACCTTCCAAAGAACATTGCTTGCTAAGTATATATCCCTTAGCTCCGAGACAGTGTTATACACTGCTCCATCCATTTTACCCGAGGTAGATACAAGGGTAGGCCCTTTGCTTCCCGTAGGCTTGGGGCCTTTCAAAGCTTCCCTTTTAGCATCTAAGTAAGGCAAGGCCCAGTCATAAATAAATAACCCCTCCTTCATTGTTTCTATGTAGAACTGGTCAGGGGCTAGATAGTCATAGGCTACGTTAAATTGTGTCCCTTTTACCGTGGACACAAACTGCTTTCCAGAAACACTTACGACCGTAGCCCCGTGATTAGAGGGATAGCTATAGGAGAGACTAAACCTGTCCCCTTTAACGATTGTGTTTCCTTCAGTTAATCGGATAATTCCTGCTTCGGAGGAGTATTCAACACCCTGAGTTAACGCTCTATAACTGGTTTCCCCCTGTCTCTTCCGATATAGGGTGGGGTAGCTCTTGAAGGTATAAGGTAGCTGGTTGGGATTTACCTCATACGATATGACCCCTAGATTTGTAGAAGGCACGTCGATAGCATTAGTGTGATAGGTTACCTGCCCTGAGAATGAATCCGCCAGTGAATCTAAAGTGTCTTTTACTGTCCTACCAGAGGAATCCTCTGAGTAGATCACATCTGCACTTGTCTCTGTACTCTTTGTTATAGAGTAAGTAGTTCCTGCCTTTTTTAACGAAAACCTGGTGGGCTCCTCTACATAGGGGGCTTGCAGAGTTGCAATAGGGGTGGCCTCCCCTATTATGGCATTCTTTGCTGATAGGCCATTATCCCCCTCCTGGTAAACAGGAGCCACCGTTATCTTAGCAGATATTATTGAAGAAATAGAAGAGGATAAATTGGGAGATATGGACAGAACCGTTTTACCATTGGAGTAAGACTTCCCTATGATCTGGTAAAGGCCATTCCCCTCCAAGGATAAAATACAGGCTGCTTGGCAAGGGATTACCCCTTCCAATGTTATCTGGCTGGCTTTTTCAGCAAAAGCGGAAGAAGTGTGGTATGTGTCCTCTACCCATGGAACTAAACTGTCCGACGCATACCAATATAAATTCTCAATCAATCGTCGTGTGGGTTGAGTGAAATTCACTTGAACGTTAACCCCATCAATACTGGTGATTGAGGAGATACACACGATTTCCATTGCTTTAGGGTCTGTCGTGCTTGTGAACTTTATGAAACCCCCTACAACAAGGCCTAGGGTAGAGACTGAGGTACTTTCTAATACTATGCTTGAGGATCCTTGGGGTAGCCTCCTTAGAATACGTACTAAAGGATAATAAGGTAGACTAGAAGAGGTATAACCAAAGGTTATCAGAGCATACCCTGCTTTAGCCATAGTAGGACTTGTCTCTGCTAGAGTTAAAACTCCATTGTCCTTAGAATATTTGCTCCCTGTTAATGGTATACTTCTCTTTTCATTGGTGGTTAGAGACAGGACTTCTAGACCAGCATCTTTGAAACCAACCGCTACAGACAACTCATTGAGGGCCAAGACAGGAACATCTTTCACTTTGAAATAAAACTTATTATCACCCACAGACTTGGCGTATACTGTGACTTTTAATGCGGGTTTGTATGTTATGGATATCGACTTAAACACTCCCGCAAAAGACTCGTCTAATCTTATAACACCGTTAGAATAAAAGACTGTGTAATCCGAGGATGCCAACTCTTTGGATTTAGTACCATCCTTATAAGTCGCGGTTATTCTTACAGATCCGGGGACAACAGGGAAAGCATCCGTCCTTAGATCTGAGATGTCTTCCACTGGTTGGCTTGTGGTGCGTGTAGCTCCCTCAACCAAATAATTTAGTATAAGGGTCTTATTGGGGTCGGATTCCCCTAGCAAATAAAAAGTCCCATTCTCTCTGTTTACTGTAAAGTCAATATTCTCCTTCAGCAGACTAGCAGAATAAAAGGAATCCTCGGTAATATCCTCTAGAGGGTCATCAGACAACCTTACTTCTACCCCAGAGTATATCGCCCCTTTGTCATAAAGGACTGCCCCTATAAGCTCTTCTTTTTCTACCCTATCAAAGATAGTGACCACCCCTTGAAGGGGGTCTACCATGAAACTATCATTAGGGGTTAACTGCCCTCCTGCTTCCACATTTATGGAATCCTTCCAGACGGGGTTTACAGTTTCCCCATCACTATCTACGGGCGCTACTTTACCCGAAAAAGAAGAATCCACGTTCTCTGAGTAAGAGAAATCCCTCATCATGCTGATTATAACGGAGGTAACCTGGGATGGAAGGGGCCTATATCCGTCATATACTGGGTTATTAGTATAGGACAGAAGGTAATCTTCTCCATACTCAAGATTTTCCCAATCCTGTCCCGGATATTTTACTTTGATAGCTACCTTAGAGGTATCACCCGGTTCATTTAGGGAAGAGGGATTTGGGGCAGGAGAAAAAGTTACTACAGAATTATCTGCTTGTGTGGGCTGCAGGTTCTTCTTTATTACACCCACTAAATTAATATCTGCTACGCCTGTTTCCCCATTGGGTACAGAATGCCCATTAATAGAATCCATGTAAGAGGAAACTGTCTGATCACTTGTTGTGCTATAGGGACCGCTTCTATGGGCTGCAGCGTCATTACCTAATGTCCATACCCCCAACTGTGCATCATATGAAAATACATCCACCCCCTCCTGCCCAGGGTCTGAGTAAGAGTATAACTTAGCTCCCCCAAATTCCCTTTTCATAACCTGAGCCACCCCAGTATTGAAAGTAGCCCCGTTGGGAGAACTATATTGCAGGCTAACCACCAATCGCGTGGAGGATTCCTTGGTAAGGATTGTATAAAAAATTCCGCCTAGTTCTTCAGGTCTTATGGAATCCCCTACCTGTACGTTGGAGAACCCATTTGGTGTGGTTGTCGTTACGACAGCACTCCCCTCATGAAAAGTCACGGAGGCTACTGTAAAAGTAGTATCTGGGGTTATCTCCGATCTAATCAAATAAGTTTGTGGATCTACTGTATCTGAAAACGAGGCGGTCTCAGTTATCAGGATACCAGCATCAGGATCATTCTTCTTACCCGACATAGCATTTCGAACAACCCTGTTGTTCATGTAGTTCAAGCTTTTGAACTTTGTAATATCGTCTGCCACAAAAACCTCTGTTATTTCTTATATGAACTGTGCAGGGAATACCGTTGTTGCTGGAGCAGGACCTGATGGTCCTGCTATAGCCAAAACAGGGACTACCAGGGATGAGGACATAGTCAAACAAACACCCTCAGCAATAGCAGCTCCAATTGCCATAGCCTGCGATCCCACTATCCCTAACGATGCAAGATTGGTTATCAATATTGCCGTAAAGCTGGAGGGGTCGAAGGATACAGCCTTAGCAGTACCCGTCCCTGTCCCTACTCCCGGGGATACCCCGACGAGCACTAACGAAGGGATAGTATTGCATATACCCGTACTTATCGCCATACATATGTTGAAATTATTAGCCCCCACAAGACCCCTTGAAGCCATCGAAGAAAAAATGGCAGAAGCCATGGCGGGAGGTGTTACACCTATAGGAGGAGAAGCCCCTCCAACAACACCCGCCCCCACGGTACCTGCAGCAACCACGGACATAGTTGCAGGTAGTAGAAACTGACTCTGACATGTCATAGCAACGGCCATTGCTATTTGACTAAAATTCCCCCCTAAAATACCTAGGGAGGCTCCCGCCACCATTATTGCGGACTGGGCTGTAGGAGCGGCAAAAGGCATTACATCCCCGCGGTTACTTTTAAGGAAGGGATAAGAGGAGCGCCTGTGGTGTAATCCTTATGAGATAGGAACGTGATAACTCCCGACCTTGTTGCAGCATCACCTATACCAACTATAGGGGCATTGATATCTACTGCCACCATCCCTTTGATGGAAACGTTGGTCCCCCCTACAGTAACAGTTCCTACCGAAGTACTGACCCCTATATTTCCCGTCGCTACATTTACGTCATAGTTTCCTAAGACAACCGTAGTCTTGTGGCTCCCTGCAGCAATGGTATCTTCGATATTCCCTGTCGCTACCGTTCTCTTCACATCTCCAACACCTACCTTAAGAGTATGGCTTCCCAGGGCTATGGTGGTCTCGTCATCCCCTAACAAAATAGTTTTGCTATCACTTCCCTTGACTATCTTCTCGGTACGTGTTGCTGTCTGCACCTTAATGCCTCTTACGGCATTTAAGGACAAGGAAGAGATAGTACTAATAGTCCTGTCACCTATGACGGACTCACTGTATGATCCACCTACAGAAACAGACCTGCCAGCCTGTATCTCCTCTACAATGCTTCCTCCAATAAGGAATTCACTGTCTCCTGCAACCTCTTCCCTAGAATTCCCTGCAACTCTTACAACCTTCTTATAGGACGCTTGATGCACTGTATCCAAATCATTGCCATCTAAACCCTGCAGAACATCCTTATCATAGTCCTGAGAAAACCCATGCTCAGTGTATGTCCCACCCAGATATCTAACAACAGAGCTTCTACCAAGAATACTTTTAGCTGGGCTGTCTGTGGACTTCCCAACTACCCATGAGATTCCTCCTTTGGTGCACATATCCCAGGAAAGTCCTCCGTCCTTGATAAAACCCCACTCTTCCTTTTTCCCACCTTTAGCAACTAGGGATACGGATACTCCCGGTGTGTCTCCTTTGGTCTCTCCTATATAAGCATGTAGGGCCCCTTCCTTGTCCTGACCAAAGAAACCCTTATCCGGTATCTGATATGCCCAGGCAACTCCTCGAGACCCTAGAGTATCCCCATTACCTGCGGGATTAATAGCTTCAAATAACAAACACCCGTTTCCTCTTGTTCCTTTTGTAAAAGCAGGTGCTAAAAATTTACCGTAAGTCCCTGTATCATTAGGGTTATTCCCCACCATGTTCCCCATAATATGAGAAACCTTAGGCAACCGTGGCTTAGGGTTGACCCCTTCGTTCACGTCATTTATGGGTTTTGACAGGACACAGGAGTCTTCTACCTCGAGTCGATACTCATTGTATACTAGATCATTGTACTGGTACCTTCCACCTATGTAAACACTACGATTACCATCAGAATGAATTACTTCTGTGGCCTCATAGCTAATGTCATTCTCTCCGAAGTTTTTAGTTTCAAGAGAATTCCTTTGTATAGGGCCCGCACTTCGCCACACCCCGTTGGCAAACATATAATTCTGTTGTGAGGTAGCTAGGATACTCCCATCGCCCGACCTGACACGAAACCCGTTATCCATGCTATCAAGAAGTTCAGCATCCTCATCTAAAAACAGTTCTGACCCCTGGGAGGAAGCCATCCTACCTTCACCTGGCCGCATCCTACGGTATTTGGCAGGCCTAACCCTCATCAGCTCACGAATGCTATCCGCTGTTTCCTTAGGGTATAGAGAAAGAAGCTCACACTGCAAGGCAAACTCAGGCTGAGGAATAGCGTAAGCTACCGGGATCAAACCAAAAGAAGAGTCCATCAAAACAACTAGAGATCCTACTTCTGGGTAAATCCCCATGAATCCTGCAGGTCCTACATAAGGAGAAAAGATTGGGATATCAGTAAGGAACTGAGATGACCCTTGAACCGACACATCCATAAGATTGGCGTCAGCGTTCACACGGGTAATTAACCCCTTAACTGTCCTCTTCCCATTTTCTTTCCACAGAGCCCTGGGGAGGGCTTCTTCCTTGTGGTAGTGAGCACCTGTCTTTCTACTAGGAGAAGGGGCTCTCTTGTCTTGTACTGCTATTTTGATTCCCATGGTGCCCCTTTGCTAAGCCATATCTAGATTAGATACCCTATTAGCCTTATCAATAGTTTCTTCTTTTGTCCCTGATATCACCATCCCTGCGTTTGAGGGGGTAACCTCAGGAGCCACGGTCTTACTGGACCCTTCCAGTTCTGGGAGATCCAGAGTAGCCACATCCTCTGACTTGTCGGACCCAGATGACGATCCCTTTATTATAGAGTCTGCCCCCATAATCAAAGTAGCCCCATAGGGGAATCCTCCAATATGTTGAAACCCATTTATATCTGTATAAGGATGAGACCCCTTTGCCATTTCCTCTGCAGTCAAATTAGGCTCACTGGGGTCAGATTGCTCCTGGAACATGTACAACTCACTAAACCGGGTTGCATCAAAAGCCACAGGTTTGTTTGCATCGCTGGAGGTTTCCTGAAGATCCCTCATACAGGTAGCTTGAACAGGAACCCAAAAACCTGGTGTTGGGGAAGCTGTGAGACTATTAGCCCGGTAATACCTATCTGTGGCTGTAGGCTTCCTAGCATATGCTGCACTAGGATTGGACTCTCCCTTAGAGCCAACCCCCAAGTCATCAATAGCTCTTGCTGCCTCCAGCTTTTTAGAGGCATCTCTACTATCAAAAACACGCATGGCTTCTTTACTCTCTTCCTTCGCTATTTCGGAAGGGGACATTTTATCATCCCCATATTTAAAAGAGTCAAATGGTTTGTAGATATAGCCTCTCATCAACTGGCCATTGTTATCATACACCCTTGTTCTTCTTGCACATAAGGACAAGGTGGTTGTAGCACTGGACCCAAAGGCAAGAGAATGATTTATGGACTTAACATAATAGAAAGTGTCCAAGTGATCTATGTATATAGGATACCCTACTCTTAGCTCAGGCCTATGCACAATGGTGAGACTGGCAGTGAACACATTAACATTAGCCTTCGCCATTTCACTACATGCCATAGCCCTTATTCTGCGAGGAGAACCACCATACATCAAGGTAGCCGACTTCTCCCTTATCCCATATTTGTCCATCATTGCAAAGTCTACATGATATGCTAAGTAAGGAGCAGCTGTACCTAGCTGGATCAAAGGAGCCGTTGCCTCCATAAAGGTAACTACCTGTGTGGAATCCTCAGCTGCATTAAAAGAAAGGATGTCCTCCAGCTTAATCACATAAATCTTGTTTCTAATAACATTCATGTTGAAGAAAGGAGGTTTGAAAACAAAAACGCCATTGGTATCCTGAAAGAATTCAAACCCTATGCTGTCTGCCACACGGGAGGCCGTCTCAAGCTTGGTGTACTTAACGGGCTCCGTACCTACTTGGTATTCATCCATGTTTCCAAAAGGTAAGGTTTCCCCCATTATACCAAAGTCGGGAACAACATCATCGCCTGGCTGCTGCAAACGGGAAACTACATATAAGGGGTCTCCCTCCTCTTCATACCCTGAGGATACTTGATCCCCCGAAGTTCCTGAGGTATTCTCAGTAGCTACCTTTTTGGCATCATAGTTTTCTTTGAATTTTCTCCTAGCCTCATCCGTTGCCGCAGGTACCCCCTTAGTATCCTTTCTACTAGCTGCGGAGGCTAGCTGGTCTCCTAGCTCCCTTTCTCTTACCGCGGTAAACTCATTGGTAGAGTTAAGGTCTATACGACCGCTAATACCGTACATTTCTAAATTTGAGAAATTTTTCTTCTCTCTTGTAGGAAGCACAGACCCCAGACCATACCTGTCTTTCCAGTCTTTAATAACTGCTCCTGCTAGCAACTCATATGCACCAACATTGTTAGTCCCATCCTGGTTAGACAAGGTATAGGGAGCTTCTGTTTGGCTAAGATCTGACCCCTTCGTAAAAGTAGGGAATATGAAATTATCAAAACCAGTCTGTCGAAACAGGTTTAGGATACATGCCCAAGGATTCATGAATCTATAAATGCTACCTGCGTTGCCAGGAGGGTTGCCCCCATACTTCTCCTGAACACTAGAGTTAACAATATTTACATATTGATACTCCCACCACCCAAGGCAATCTCTGCAGGACAAAGTTATGTTGGCGTTGTTCCCTTGAATATCCTCATTAACTGTAGTAATAAATCCCCAGAAAACAGGATAGTATATAGGAGTCCCGTCCTTACTCAAGAATCTTCCCTTTGAATACACCCTCACTTCCATCATAGACTGGAAAAATAAAGACTTTGTCCCATTTGGTAAGGTGATGTAATAGTTTTCATTTAAGCTATCATATGTGGGGCACGAGAAGGATATGTTACAGGTACCTGCCCCTGGCTGTGCTGCACAATCTGTGTTGACACTTAGTAGGCCCCCTTTGAAATCAAAATTCTTTACATTGATTACTGGTTGATTCTCTACAAGTTCACCGTCAGAAGTCTTTTCAACAATGCTGGATTCAGACAGCAACACCCTAGCGTCCGTCTTACCCATTACCGTTATAAACATGTCAGGAGCAAGCTTAAGGGCCTGCCTGCTCTTGAATTCCTGTAAAGTATATATTCCCGTATTTGACATGGTTCTGTTATTCCTGTAGTACACCTGTTGAATCTAGATAAGAATAGCCTTTTTGACGGGCTAAAAACCTAGAAACATAGTCTTTTGTTTCCTGTCGAGGAAGAAGGGAAATCACATTTGGATTCTCCCGATCTCCACCACATTTCGCTACAGCCTTGTTCACGGTACCCGGGCCCGCGTTATATGCCGCTACTCCCAGCTCGACCACATTTCCTTGCCCTCTTATAAGATGTGCCAAGTATCGGGCAACAGCATTTATTGCTTTCACTGGGTCTAATCTCTGATCCCGTGTATCACTAGGGTCATCAGTAGTATTAGCTATTGCTCCTGCAAGATGCTGCTCCTCCGCAGTGGCGGGCATGAACTGACCTAACCCCAAGGCATGCCTGCCGTTATTGCTAGAAGTTGTGGAACCAGTTACCATTGGACCCTTTGCCTTTGGGTTCCACCCAGACTCATTGCAAATGATCGTCGCTACATAAGAGGGAAGGATACCGTTGGCCTGTGCAGCACTTTTAACAACAGCTTCCCACTCTGATGGAATTGCCAAAGCCCCATAATTTGTTGGTGTTGGCAAATAATATTTACCAGAGAGTTGTGTATTTGCTGTGTTCATAACATAGCTGATCATTCCAGAGGACTTTCCCAGAAAGTCCTTGCTTATCCCTAAAGATAAGATAAAATTCGTTCCTTGCTTCCCTACAATTATCCCTGTGTCCTTATTAGTACCATTATTAATATGCCCCTCTACAGCATCACCATCAAGACCGGACACTATGAACACAAAGGAGTACTTTAGGGAATAAGGGGAATCCCCTGAAGCTTCAATGGAAAAAGAGGCAAAAGACCCTAGATAGGAAGTACC